ATTTACATTCAAGCCATAAATTCGCCAACAGTTGCAGTGGGCACGGAGCGGTTGCGTATTGCACCTACTCCGTTCCACGATGATGGTATGATTGAAGATCTTATTGCTGCGCTGACTGCTTCATTTGTGTGTCACCCGGCGCAAGTCTAAATCGATCTTCAATGTAGTCTCCTGTGCCGACTTCAAAGATGATGCAGTTGTCTGCCAGTGCTTCAATCTGATGCGGACCCAAGGGACCAAAGTCTGCGGTCTGACCTTCTTCTAGCACAGCTTCCTTGACCTGTCCAGTGGTCACATCAATAAAAGTCACTTTGAATCTGCCTGCATTCACAAACCAACTTTTGCTTTTTACTTTGTGGAATACCATGCTGGTCTTGGAACCGGCAATGTCAAATACCAACAGCTTGCCGCAATAGTGTTCGCAGTTGGCAAACACAATTTCAAATCCCCAACCCTTGTCTACCTTGCCTGTTGTTTGCAGATTCATCATGGCCTCTTGTCAATTACCTTGTCAGCAAGGCCGTATTTCACTGCTTCCTCTGCGCTCAGGAATGTATCAAACTTCATGATCTCAAACAGTTCTTCATACTTCTTGCCTGCGGTGTTGTGGCGCACATACAATTGTGTCAGCCGTTCGTTCACACGTTGGCTTTCTTCAAATGCACGTTTGCTATCTTCAAACTGTAGTTCTTGCACATGGACACTACCACGTGTGCCAGGTGTGCCCGAACTCACACGATGGATCATAGTACGTGCTTCTGGCAGCACAAAGCGTTTGCCTTTGGCTCCTGCCTGTGCCAAGAAGCTACCCATGCTACAGGCCTGACCCATCACAAAGGTCTGCACATCAGGTCGGATAAACTGCATGGTGTCGTAAATGGCCAGGCCAGCTGTTACTTCACCGCCGCCGGAATTTATAAACAAACTGATATCTTTGTCAGGGTCTTCACTTTCTAAAAATAATAGCTGGGCCGCAACAATATGCGACATGTCGGTGTGGATGTTACCATTGACAAAGATCACTCGTTCTTTCAGCAGACGAGAAAACAGGTCATACGACCGTTCACCTTTGCTTGTTGACTCAATCACGAACGGAATTAAACTCATTAACTTCTCCATAAAAATACAGTATAGCGTATGTAATAATTATTGTCAAGAGCATTGACACCATCATAATATGGCTATATAATAGTTCTATTGTTCATCTACAGTTAAATACTGTTTTATAAGAATTTCAATATGTCAACACTATTATTAAATGCAGACATGCAACCAATTAGCCTTTTGCCTCTATCCATTGTGGATTGGCAGGAGGCCGTGCGATATATGGTGTTGGATAAAGCCACAGTATTAGATTGGCACGAGGATTGGATCGTCCATTCTGCACGTTGGGAAACTAGAGTGCCGGCTGTGTTGTTGCTGAAAGAATACCAGAAACCCAAGCATACCATGCGTATGAGCAAGCGCAATGTGTTCCTGCGTGATGACTATACTTGTCAATACTGTGGCACAGATGTAACAGATCAAAATGCCACGCTTGACCACGTGCATCCTGTGAGCCTGGGCGGAAAGACCACTTGGGAGAACAGCACCACTGCCTGTAAGACCTGTAATTATAAGAAGGCAGCTAGTACCAAGATGAAACCAAAAGTCAAGCCCTGGAAGCCACACTTTTGGGATCTAGTGGCCAATCGCAAGAAACGTGGCTATCATTTGGGTCACCCCAGCTGGGCTGTTTATTTGGGTGTTGACTAGGTTGACGCTCTGCTCCTATGATGTTATAATATACACACATTAACATACAGGAGCAGACATGCGTACACAACCAGAATACATTATTGGACAGCTAGAGATCCACCCTAGTCGTTTGAACAAGGAAGGCATCCTTGAATCCGCAATGGAAGAAGGGCTGGACGAGTTCTTTGAGGGTGTACGTATGTGTCTGGACAACCTGTACACGTTTGGTGTCAAGCAGGTGCCCGAATCCACTGTGGACGGACAGGGTCTAAGCTGGGTCAACTTTAAAGAACTAGCAGAAGCACTGTATCGTAGAGAACTGACAGGGCATGCTGCTCGTGATGCCATTGAGTTGGCCATGGGTATCGCTACTCAACGTCAATGGAACCAGTTCTATCGCAGGATTCTTATCAAGGACATGCGAGCAGGCTTTAGTGAAAAGACTGTGAACAAGATTGCCAAGAAGTTCCCACAGTACCTAATACCTGTGTTTGATTGCCAATTGGCACATGATGCTGCTAATCATGACAGCAAGCTCACTGGAACCAAACTGGTAGAAAAGAAGCTAGACGGAGTTCGCTGCCTTACTGTGATTGATTACGAAAATAAAACTGTTGTACAGTACACCCGCAATGGCAAGGTGCTGGAAAACTTCAGTCATGTTACCAACTATCTTACAGGCTTTATTGAAGAATTTGGCCGCAGCTATGTGCTGGATGGTGAGATCATGAGTGGCAGCTTTAACGAGCTCATGAAGCAAGTGCATCGAAAAGACAATGTGTCTGCATCAGATGCAGTGTTGAATCTGTTTGATATTGTTCCTCTAGTGGAGTTCAAGCAGGGCAAGAGTGTTATGGGCCAGCGGCGTCGAAGTGCGTTCCTCAGGGGCTTTGAAAACATCTTTACAGATTCAGGCTTTATTACTATTGTGCCCCAGAAAGAGTTCAACTTGGACTCGATGATTGAAGAAATTGAGTTCAAAGACTACATGAAACAAATGGTAGCTGAGGGCTACGAAGGCGTAATGGTCAAAGACCCAGATGCCAAGTACGAGTGTAAACGCAGTGTGGCCTGGTTGAAAATCAAGCCTTTTATTGAAGTGAGCCTCAGTGTTACCAGCGTGGAAGAAGGCACAGGGCGCAATGTGGGCAAGCTGGGTGCCATTGTGTGCGAAGGAGTAGATGACGGCAAGACCATTGTGGTCAATGTAGGGTCAGGCTTCTCAGATGCACAGCGAGACGAATTTTGGACTGCCCGTGACGCCTTGCTGGGACAGGTGGTAGAAGTACGTGCAGATGCTACCAGTCAGAATCAAGACAATGCTGCGGTGTACAGCCTACGCTTTCCTAGGTTCCTACGCTTCCGTGGCTTTAAAGCAGGTGAAAAGATCTAATATGAAAGTGTTTCCGTTGGCAGACAACTGCCCTGCTTATATATTGAGTTATGTAATGGATCAGCCTTGGTTTGATGAGCTCAATTGTCACCTACGTTCTATCAAATGGTATGATTATGTGTGGGGCATTAAATCTCAGAAAGCTAGAACTACGAGTTTTGTTAAAATTGCCCAGGCAAACGGACTAGGTGATAGGTTCAAAGTGGACAGAGGACGACTGGCTGTTTTCTTAGATGAAACTCCTGAATTAACCATGATGCTGCTAAAGGGTGGAAAATGAAAGAATTCACAGGATGGATCCGCTGGGTATGGACTAGAATGGCCAGGTGGCAAAAGCTGTATATAGTAGGGGCTGCGTTTATGGGTGCCGGTGTGGTTGCCCACCCAGATGTTCGACCCTATCTACTGGCAGTGCCTGCTGCCCTGTTGTTTGGCTGGCTGACCCATATGGCCTGGGTCATGTTTAAGGACAGTTGGAACAAGTACAAGGTCTATAGAAACGAAATGTTTAACAATATTAAAACATCAGACAAGGATGCATCATGAACGACGATATTGAAAAAATTGAATACAACAACGAAGAAGAAGCCGAAATAGCACAGATCAACAGTCTGATCACTACTATGAATGCAGTGTCAGCCCTGCGTAATCAACTGGAAGAACAGCGCCGTAGGCCCAGCTTGGAACAGTGTGCGGACTGTGGGGGAGATATCCCTGAGGCCCGTAGACAGGCCATCAAAGGGGTGCAGTTATGTATTCACTGCCAGACAATGGCAGAACGACTTAGAGCCACGTATCGACCGCCTGGTGTCCGCTCAGAGTAATCACATTGGCCCACAGGTCTTTGGAGTCCTGTTCCAACAACCAGTCAGGCCCTAGATTACGGGCCACCAACCATGCGTGCTCAGGGCGCCAGTTGCCACGGCCAGCCAGCTCATTGTCCAGCTGGCCTGGACCCCATGAAGCATAGCCCATGATCATGCGAAACTGTTGTGGGTAGTCACCCGACGATAGACAGTGAAACATTTCCACGTTGCTGGTCATGGCCCATTCTGTAGTAAGGTGTACTGTGTGCTCACAGGCCCAGTCTGCACTGTGTATCATCCACAGGCTGCTGGTGCCCATGGGTCCACCCCAGTACACCGGAACCCTGGGCAGGTTGCAGGGCAGGTCTATGTCGGTGTTGTGTTCCAGCACATGGTCAAGCGTGTGTGGGGTTGTTCGATTCATGCACAGGGCAAAGCTACCGTGGTCGTTGGCGTGGGTCAGCATCATCACAGCATTGCGAAAACGAGTATCTGGAATACCCGGGGGTGCTATCAATAGATCAGTGGCGCGGACTGGTTTTATCATAATGATATTTATACTTCTTTACCAGCGCACTGATCACAGTAGTTGGCTATCAGCCGCTCCAGTCGGGTAGGGGGCCACCATACTTCTTGCCCATTATCTTCTTGCCACGCACCTTGACCCGTTCTGAGCCAATTTTATGGCTCATGCCTCCTGATCTGCTGCGATAGCCCTGACTCTTGCAGCTACTCAACTGACTGGCACCAAGTGCTGAGTCTGGCTTGCCCGACTGGCACAGTTTACGGCTGGCAGGGCCTTCATCCACTGCTTGATCTGCGTCACTACTGACCCCAAACATGATTTCATCATTGAGCGGAAAGCTCAGCTGTTGAAAGCGTTCGGGCAGGTCACTGGTGTCAATCATGTAGGACAGTTCATCATCTGAAGGATGTTCTTTCATCAAGACCTGGGCAGCTTCATCATGTGCGTTGGCATTGAGCCAGATGTTGATGCCGTAGTGTTCCTGATACAGGTGTGCCACAGCATCCATTACCTGGTGGTAGTCACAGGTAAAGATGTTTTCTACGATTATTTCGTTGATTCTCATACTAATTTAGCTCCAATCATTACCGCAGCAACCAGGTAGTTTTTGATTTCCAGATCGTCTGCTTCTGCATTCAGGCGGTCCATGTGTACCAGATCCTGCATCAGGGCCTGATACTCACTCAGGCTCAGTTCGCCTGCGGCATGCAGCTGACTCAATTCAATGGCCTGCTGGGCTCTACGTGCTGCCCAGGCCGGTGCGTTTGCACTCAACCAGGCCAATTGTTGTGTCATTTTACCATCTCCCCAGCACAACTTGGGCTGCTCGCCCGGTCGTTGCTACCAATAATTCACGCTTGATTCGGCAGTAGGTGGCGGAACCCTCACCACGATCTTGCCATTCTTTCACTGTGGCCTGTATGGGTTCCACCACACGTATCACATCCTGTTGCAACACACCCCGGGCTGTGCTGTAGCTCATGAACAGGTTCAAGTACTGAGCCACGCCAGCGACCTGCGGAGCCTGAGGCTGATCACAGCGAATCTGTTGTGCTGCCACCTGAGCCTGCACAATGTAGTTGCTTTGATTGGGATCTCCAAAGCTGGGAATCCAGGCAGTCACAGTGGCACAGCCAGACAAGAACATGCATGCTGCTACAACAAAGATTGTTTTCATGCTAGTATTTATAATCACAACAGCCGGTTGCGGAATCTCATGATCAGACCCACCACAGGTGATACCTAGCGAGCAGGAACAAAAGGCACCACAAGGAGGCCAAATTCAGCAAGAAAGTCTGCTGCATATTGAGTATTCTCTGCTGTGAGATCGCCCACAGCTAGAATCTGTGTGACCTTTTGAATGGTAATGACAGTGACATGATGTGCAGGATCCGCAGCATAGGCAAGTATGGCAGCGGCGGCGCCGGGGTCAACAACAGTGTAGTATTGGATCATGCAGTTATTTATAGCCGTGCTCACGGAGTCGCGCAGATTTTTATATGTAATCCAGATCTGCGCGTCTGGCAAGTAAAGGAAAGGATAGTACCAGCATGATCTCATACTCAGGTGCAATGTAAAAGTTCCAGTGTGCCGAACCCTGACTCAAATGACCTGAATGTGGCTGTACCAGACTCCATACTGCTTCGGCATCATATGGCATGTAGTAGTGTAACTGATAACATACCAAGCAGCGTTGTAGATGAAGTAACATGGAGTATTTACATGCACACGACCCACAACTGCATCTACACCGCTGCGTGTGATGCGTTACGTAGGGACAAGTACAGTACATGTAACATGTGTAATGAGTGCAAGTGGTATATGTTGAGTTTGTGGGGTGTAGACTCCACAGTAGTAAACAGTGTGACACAGTGTGATTCGCTGTGAGAATGATGGGGTCGGCAATAGGCACCGCTGCTAGGGTTGTATACGTGTGTGAGCAGACAGGATCACAGTGACACAGTGCAGAAAAGTGTGACACAGTGCAGAAAAGTGTGACACAGTGCAGAAAAGTGTGACACAGTGCAGAAAAGTGTGACCATTCTAGCATAGCCTGTCACGCCACGGTAGAAAGATTCTGCGCACCTATGTTTCCTGCACTGTAGGGTCATGTTTTTGACTCAAACGCCACCATTCCCCACGGTAAAAACCGCTCTAGCGAACCGTATGACCAGGTGGAAATCACTGTATTCCACCCAACAACCACGGTTCTGTCTGTGACAACTGTGCATACACAGTATCACCGCTGCGCACGAATATGAAATACTGTGGATACTAGAGTCACATGTGTGGTATTCATACACAGTGTACAACACAGTGTGATCTTGACTGTGGTATTCATACACAGTGTACAACACAGTGTGATCTTGACTGTGGTTGGGCTGGCACCAAATACCCCCGCTGCAGGGTGAATCATATAATGACAATATCACATGTGTAGTACTTGTACCAAATACCCCCGCTGCTGCTGGTCGGTCTAGTGGTTCTGCACTGTGAATCTAGCCAAAGAGAGTTGACACACCGGAGGAAACACAGTATAATAGTCGTATACCAGGCAACAAAGGGAACAATGACACTGCCAGATGAACGATATCGTGCTGTACAGCAGACGGCTCAGTTTCTACAGCGACTAGCAGGTGGGGAATATCCCCGTACGCCCCGAGCAGTTCGTGAGGAAGCAAGCAGACTGCTGCGGCATTATCCGGGCGAGTGGGACATGCAACGTGCTGCTGATGCGGTGCCGGAGGTATTTCAACAAAGGATGGAAGATCTACACAGGTTCATCCTAAAAGGATCAGCAGCAGATACCCGATAAGAATTCGCGACTGTGGCGTAATTGGTAGCCGCAAGGGACTTAAAATCCCTCGACTTGGGTCATGCCGGTTCGATTCCGGCCAGTCGCACCAGGGATCAGTAGCAAGTACAATGCCTTGCAAGTTCTACAGGGGAACAGCCGACTCATAATCGGTCGGGGTGGGAGCATTACCCACGCGAGGTACCATTTGGTACAAGGTTATCGCGGTCACGACTGGCGTTCGTATAATGGACAATACAGGGGATTTCTACTCCCCTAATAGCGGTTCGATTCCGTTACGCTGGACCAGTTGAGCACACGCTGCGTGTGCTGTTGGTGTGTCGCCTGCAGCAGCAGCCAAGACCCTAAGGCCCGCCGGGTTGTAGGGTCTTGGTTTTTGGTTGACGGCCCGGCTGATTCTTGTTATAATCAACACATGACACAGACACGCACACCCCGTAAGAAGCGAGTAGATCGCACGCACATCATATACGAGCTGCGTGTTGCGGGCGGCAACTACATAGGTGTCACTGCCAAAACAGAAAGCACTATCAACAAGAGTGTGCTGAGTCGCGCTGCCAAGCACTGGTATCGTGCCCGGACCGAAAACAAGGCCTGGCTGCTGTGCGCTGCACTGCGTGAACTAGTAGACAAGAGCCAAATTGAAGTGTACGTGCATGAAGTTGTTCGTGGCAAGGCAGCTGCTCACCTGCGGGAAGTTGAACTGCGCCGACTGTTCAAGCCCACACTGAACACGGACTGCCGTGGAGACTAGAGGTTGACATCATAGTACGAGCGGCAGTATAATACACTCATACACACACCAAGGAGAACATGATGAGTAAGAACCTAGTATTGATGAGAGATGTAATAACCCAGTATCATCCAGAGTTTAGGAAAAGCAAGGACCTGCGAGCCTACGGCCTGCAGCATCCTGACATCTTCAATGTAGAACGACTGGTTGAAGAAAGCCTTGCTGCTGTGGGCCCTTATCAGTTTATTGATGCTGCTCATGCTGACTTCAGTGATGGCACAGACTCAAAGACAGCCAGCATACGTGTTAATCCTGCGGTCGCCGGCGGCCGGAGTCATGTTGGAGAAATCACCGGTGTAGAAACAGCAGGTGGTGGACGCAAGATAGGGGCACTTCGCTGCACCATATACAATCCGCACAAGGACCAGCTGCGCTACTACTTCTTGCCCAAGCGCATGTGGCAAAGCCGCATCACACTGCATCCCAGCTCAGGCATTGGCAAAATCATGTACACCTATCATCGAGAGCATGATCACATCGTTAAGTTTCATGGCTACGAGTGTGCCAGCTTTGTAGACTTGGCCATGGCACGTTAGGAGTTGACAGGGTTGTAGATTGGCAGTATAATACTCACATACACACCAAAGGGCCGCAATGAACACCAGCTACACCATGTACATCTACCGGGCAGACCGACGCACTCGGACAGGTGAGCGCTTGTTCTCTACCACTGTATGGAGCAACAGAGACGACAACGGCATGCGCAGAGAAGTAGCCGAACTGTTCACACTGTACAATCCAGATCGAGGCTGGCGCTTTGAATGGTTCCCCACAATGAAGACTGTGAAGAGTCTGATGACGGGTAAGGAGGTAGAGATCCCACATGATACTCCACGTGCCTGCGATCCTTCCAGCGAACTGTACTGGAGCATGTAGAGGTTGACTGATTGCTCAAACGGTGCTATAATTGACACATACACAGAAACAAACACATAGGAATACACCATGCCACAACATTACGAAACTATCGCACAATTTACCCGGGGTGGATTTGATATCATTGCGGACAAGACTTGGGAACACATCAGCCCACGTGACCTGTTTGAAATGGATGACGTGGCTGAGATTGAGCGCAAGATCGACGATGGTACCTATGATTGGTTCATGCTGCGAGTTCGAGTCATGCTGGATGGTCACGAGTTTGGCAGTGACTACCTGGGTGGATGCCTGTATGAGTACGCTGAAACGGTCATGACAGATGGAGTGGCAGAACAGTGTGTGCTCGCCGCCCTTGCCGAAGCTCGAGCAGTACTGGCACGCATGAAAGAAATGTTGAATGCATTTGCGTTTGAATGATGTGTTGCAGTGGACAGGCAGTGTGTGCCTGCTGACCATGTACGTGATCATGAGCTTCTACCCTAGTCTGCATCCCTGGAACATTGTGGCCGGAGTTGCAGGCGGCACCTGCTACTTGACATGGACGATTCGTGTGGCAAACAAGCCACAGATGATTGTTAACGCAGTGGCAATAACCATTGGACTAGCAGGGTTATACAACTTCTACAGTTGACACTTTGGCTAGAGTGCGTTATAATTGACACATACAAACACACATTGGAGCGAATCAAATGGCATATATCAGCACTCAAGACGTGGCAGCAATCCGCACAGAACTCAAGCACAAGTTGCCCAAGTGGCGGTTTGGTGTGCGCAAGAGTTCGGGCGGCCTCAGCGTGGATGTCACAATCCTGCAGGGCACTGAATCATTTGAAAGCACCTTGCAGCAGAAGAGTCGGCGTTATGCTCAAGTGAACCAGTACTGGATCCCAGACCATTTCAAGCATCCTGGTGAGTGTGCAGCATTGACTCTGATCAACGAGATCATGCTGAACGCTCCGGGTCGTGCTGGTGGCAAGGTGTACTTTGACCACAGTGATGCACAGACTGACTACTTCCACACTGCATTCTACACACACTTGAGCATTGGTGCATGGAACAAGCCATACCAGTGCGTCATGGGTTGACAATACATCCAAAAGCTGATATAATAGACACTTGAACACAAACACACAGGAGCCACAATGATCACAGCTAGACAACTTGAGATGCTGACAACTCGCACAGCCGGAGAGCTCACGCACATGATACAGGATGCAGGCTACAAGATAGACTCGTTCACGGGTGCCGACTTCGTGGGCATGACCAACGTCCATCAGTTTTGCTACAAAGTGGCATATCCATTTGAAGACGGGCATGCCACTGCCAAAGTGTTCATTACCTTTGACCCTACAACCGGTAAGGCTATTGCTGACTATTGATTGACAGAGTGGTAAAACCTTGCTATAATACACTATACAAACAAACATTGGAGCGAACCAAATGACTGTACAAGACCTCATAGAGCAACTGGGCTACATGGACCCAGCTGCTGAAGTCCACTTTGCATACAACTACGGCGACCACTGGAGCACCAAAGTTGCTCCCTCAGTTGACAGCGTTGAGCAGGGTGTGGTTGAGTACAGTTCATATCACAGCATGGACAAGCTGGCAGACGACGAGGACTGCTACGACGAAGAAACAGGCGACTACAAACAAGACGTTAGAAAAGTCGTTGTGCTCGGTTGACACTTTGGCTAGAGTGCGTTATAATAGACACATGGCAAGCAACAAAGGAGCACATGATGAGCAGATACTACAACCAAGATCCTGAATACACTGAGATCAGCACCGAAGAAAAGGCTGTGCGAGACCGCATTGTTGCTATCATTGCCAGCTACACCAAGGAGATGGAGAACTACGATTACTGTGGCTCAAACCCAGGTGTGGCCCAAGACGACTACGAAGATGTTGCAGATGCCATCATGCAGGAGTTTGGCATCCGCAGTTGACACTTTGTCCAAAATCTGCTATAATTAACACTTGAACACAAACACACCAGGAGCACCAAATGGCAACAAGATCAACAATTGCATTAGAATTTGCAGACGGCACGGTACGTCAAGTGTACTGCCACTGGGACGGCTACCTGGAGTACAACGGCGCCTTGCTGGCACAGCACTACTCAGATCCGTTTAAGCTGCGTGACTTGATTGACTTGGGCAGTCTCAGCAGCCTCCAGCCAGAAATTGGTACAGCACACCCATTTGGCTATCACGGCACAGACATCTCCAGCGAAGACTACGAGCGTCTCTACGGCAACATGTGCACCTTTTATGCACGTGATCGCGGCGAAAGCAATACCAGTGCCAAACAGTTTCGGAACTTTGAGGACTATGTTGCCCGCTTACAGCATGAGGAATATGCTTACATCCTGCGTCAGGACGGTGCTTGGTACTTCAAATCATACAGCAAGCTGTTTGAACTGTTGGCACCTGCACTGGCTGCATTGCCACAAGAAGCACTGGCAGCCTAAGGGTTATTGTTAAGGGCCAGGTTGACAAGAGTGCCAACCTGCGCTATAATACATGCATACACACAAACAGGAGCGCAATATGTCAGCAATTATTCAATTTACGCAGGGCCAGTACCGCGGTACCAGTGTTGTAGGCAAGCAGTTTTCACTGGTAGAACAGTATCGCAAGACAGCCACAGGTGGCT